CTTTACTTATTAACTATTTTTAAAACCTTCTAATATGGAATCCATTCTTAAACGCTTTTACCTTCACCTTATTAATAACCCGGGCTTTATTCCTAATGACCAATTCTTTCACGATTTTGTTAATAAATATGAGGTAAAGAAAGCAACGAAAGAAAAAAAAACAAAAACTAATAAGAAAAATAGTTCTTCAATGACCAATAATAATGCTGAAACATCAGAAAGTGATATTATTTCAGAATTGGTAAATTTGGCCAATGGAACTGATTACGGAACAATTGCGCCTTCAAGTCCAATGATTTCTAATGAAGCTCCTGGTGCGCCAATAAAGGAAAAAGTTAAACGCACCTATGTACGTAAACCAAAAATTCAAAATATAAATGAAGAATTACAAAAAGAATCACAAGATACTAATGAGACTTTATCGCTAAAAAAAGAAAAAAAGCCTAGAAAATCAAAAGCAGTAAAAGAACCAGTATCTGAAAATAACGTTATAAATGATTGTCAACCGCCAAATATAGAAACTGTAGAAAAGCCAGTCAAAGAAAAGAAACCTCGAAAATCCAATAAAAAATCAGAAGTATCCGCAGTTGAAGAGAAATTAGAAGGAACCGAAATTAATTTATAAAAATGAAAAAGAAAATAAAAGAAAAAGAAAAAGGGGGTTTTACCCTTTTTTACTGAATAAATAATAAAAAGAATATAAATATAAAGATAGAAATATATTTATTGGATTAATGTTTATAAATATATTTTTTATAGGTATATTATTTCAGCAAACCCTAACCTATTCATTTCCAATGACAACATACACAAGTCAATATTTAAAAAAAACAGGAATGTTAAAATCGAAGATAAAAATGATTGATGATTTACCTAACGAAGTTTTAAAATATAAAAACGTATTATCTGAATCCACGTATAACACCTTAATAAATAAAATCGAAAACAAAGAACTATCCCAAATCTATTTTACAGGTACGTTAGATAATGTTATATCACATGTGGATGATAAAGGAAATGTATTGACCGATTATTCGGTTACTAAAATAAATCCATTTATCGTAAAGAATATAGTAGATGCATCACAAAAGAATAAAGTGGAAACTTATTTCTTAGAACAACCACAACCAGGACAATTCCAAGTATATGCAAGCAATGCAATAAATGTTTTATTTGGTTATGTATTCCCATTCATTTTTATATCATCCATTATCGCAATGTTTATGAATCCGAATCGACCCGGTATGGGAAGTGGCCCCGGAATGCCCCAATTACCATTCAAAGGAATAGACAATGATAAAATAAATATGATAAAAGCAAATGTTTCACTCAGTAGTTTCGCAGGAAGCCCCGAAATATTCGAAGAATGCACAGAAGTGGTGTCATATTTAAAAAACGATACCATATATAAATCAGCGGGTGCCGAAATACCTCGTGGAATTTTATTAGAGGGCCCACCCGGAACAGGTAAAACTCTATTAGCCAAAGCAATCGCGAGTGAAGCCGATGCAAACTTTATTTCGATAGCAGCAAGTGAATTTGTAGAATTGTTTGTGGGAATGGGAGCATCGAAAGTGCGAGCATTATTCAAAAGGGCCAGGGATAATAAGCCTTGTATATTATTCATCGACGAAATAGATGCAGTGGGCCGACAACGTGGTGCCGGAATAAATATGGCGAATGATGAGCGAGAACAAACATTGAATCAATTATTGGCGGAAATGGATGGTTTCGCAGATAATGAAGGAATATTGATTATGGGAGCCACCAATCGTAAAGATGTATTAGATTCTGCATTATTAAGACCAGGTAGATTTGACCGTATAATATTAGTTCCATTACCAGACCGAGAATCAAGAAAAGCAATATTCAAGGTTCATTCAAAGAACAAGAACTTAAGTCCTGCGATAAATTTCGAATTAATATCAGAATTGACAAATGGATTTTCAGGGGCACAAATCAAGAATTTATTAAATGAAGCCGCGATATTTGCAGCCAGACGTGGTGAAACGGTAATCCAAGAAATCGATTTAATGAATGCGGTTGATAAATTGGTGGTTGGATTATCAAAACGAACAGATAATCGAAGCGAAGAATCGAAACGAAGAGTAGCGATACACGAAACTGGTCACGCCTTATTGGTAGCATTATTCAATGAATATTTCGATTTAAAGAAGGTGACAATGCAATCGACATATAATGGAGCAGGAGGATATACATTATTTAATGAATACGAGAATATTACGGATAGTGGATTATATACCAAAGATTTATTGAAGAAACGTTTATTGATAGGTATGGGAGGTAAGGCAGCAGAAACCATTTTTTATGGAGAAGATTTCGTTTCGGTAGGTGCAGTCCAGGATTTGAAACAAACGAATTCATTAGCTCAACGAATGATCGGAAATTATGGTATGGGAAAGCGTTTAGAGGCGTTTTATAATGAAAATTTGGATAGTGATAGAAATCCATTTTTAGGAAGATCTTTAGGTTCAAGTGGTAAATATTCCGAAAAGACAAAAGAAATATTGGATAAAGAATCATTGGAGCTAGTAAATGAAGCGTATAATGATGCGAAAATGATATTATTAGAACATAAAGATAAAATGAATTTAATCATAGATGAAATGATGAAGAAATATACATTATATGGAAAAGATGTAATGAAATTGATGGAATAAAATATTTGTATATATTATATGTCATTTAAACCAAAATATAGAAGTAATGCAATTGGAACAAAATATAGAAGTAATGCAATTGGAAAGGTCTTGGATTCAACTGCTAAAACACTTAATACAGGAGTAAAAACAATAACTAGGCCATTAGGTTCAATAACAAATTCATTAACAGGAGCATTTAAATCAAATAGTTCAAACCAAGAAAAACCTCTATTTGATATAGTTCCAACAGGCGGAAAAAGAAAATCAAAAAAAAGAAAATCGAGAAAACATAGAAAAACCGCCAAGAAATAATTAGAACAATAAATATAGGTTCTAATTATTGACGCATCAAAATAAGTATTTGAATTTTTAAACCATAGATAACGGAGCAATATGACCCGAATACAAAATGAAATTCGATAAATTCGCAAAAAAGTGTAATAGGCAGTGAGAATATACAGAGTACCACCATTCATTTATTTTAAATAGATATATACCGAAAAAGAAAAAAAACACACTAATCGTTATCAAGGTATAATAAGTATACATATATTCGGCTTTATATGCACGTACATTTTGATAAGTAAAAACGAGTAAAACAATGAATACATCAAAATATCTTCGCCAAGAATAATCGGGTTTTCGCCAATAATTGATGGAGGTTAAAAAGACACTTCCTGGAACTAACGCAAGGTCATAGTATCCTCGATAGATTGCATAAAGAGACGAAAAAAAAGACAAGAACGAAATTTTATAAATATATGAATATTGTTTTGGATATAAGATACAACCGTTTATCATTATATAATTACGTAGAATTAATTTTCATAGGAATGATAAATCTAGACAACCAAGCCCCTAAAATAAGCCACATAGTAATGATACTATTGCCACCATTATAGAGACCCCATCGTAAAGCTTGACAATGAGGGGCCGGAGCTATAAAGGGTGATGCAATAAACCCTAATATAGTGGCAGGAACACACCAATACACATATAGATGAGCACTAATATAATGGACAAGAATCCATAATATATACACGCCAGCCACATTTTTTACAAAATTTTTTATTTCTTCGAAGGTCATCGTTTATAACTATTATTTACAGACAATAGTTATAAATTCAAAATCAATTTTTTAAACTCAACATTATAACCCGCAGTTTATTCGGGTAGTGTTCAACTGCAAGGTTACTGATAAATGAATTTATCGGTTTGCGCTCATACTAAATTGCAAATCCCATTGATTCAACAATTCGAGAGGTATTGCTGGTAATAAAGGATGAGATTCCCAAAAATAGCGACAAAACGCCCATTGAAATTCATATTTTTCAGGGTAATATTCAATATAGTTTTTCTTCAAAAATTCACAAATAGGTTTGGGTAATAATTCCAATTGTGAGATGGGTAATACATAAGATAATTGGAGTTCGGGTGAAAATGTCTGAGCTACATTATTGTTTGAAATAAAATCGGTTTCAAAATGGGGAATATATTTACAAAGGTCTTTAAACAGCGGAGGATAGTGATAATTATATTTCCATTTCCAATCAGGGCAACCGGTAGAATAATATTTGAATACCCACTCCAAACCTTCCAAATAATTATTCGAAAGTTTTTTTATGAAATCAGCCGAATGGTCTTCGTGAAATAAAGTTTTATAATACCGTTTTTCCCAACCCTTTTCATCCGGATAAATATATTTTTCTTCAGCTCGATAAATAACGGGTATATTCAAAATATAATCATCACGTTCCTGTGGTGTGGTAGATAACCAATTACGTTTATCGAATTTATCACGAGCAAAATATTCATTTATTAAGAATTGGTGTTCAGATTTTGCAATTTCACTAATAAACAAAGAAACGTTTTTCCATTGAATTTTATTATTTTTAGAGATTAAAAAGCGTTCTGGATTATTACCAATATATAAACGATATATATTCATTAAGGCATCGATACCGTGAGTGCGGATATTCATAGCAGGAAAATGTGGTAAAAAATCATTACCTAGTAAAAAACATAAGAAAACATAATCATACACCCGATGTTTATCGACGGCGGTACAATTCATTTCAATGACAATAGAATTAGCCAATGTATCGATATCTAAGAAATATAAGTCGAATAACCCACCTTGAACAGCGACGGGTATAGAATTTTTAATAAATTCGGGGGCTTCGCGGAAAACATATATGTTACGAGTATATTTTAAGTGAAAAATAGCGAGCATAATCAAATCAGCATCCAATCCATATAAGGCGACCGTTTCATTATTTAGATTTGAACTACGGATACATTCCATTAGTTTATGTTCTCCTTCACCGTATTCGTCGGAACAAGAGATAACAAACTTTTTAATATTATATTTATTTTCGGTATGTTGAAAAGCATAATTGATGCGTTTCGAAAGGGTATTCATAAATTGGGTACCTGGAGTGATGGCGGAAGTATTCCACATAGATTTATTAGAAGAGTTTAATGTATTCATATAAGAAGATTTATATCTACGGGTACGTTGTTGCTCCATTTTAGCAAAAGGAGCGACGCCATCAAATGCTATAAAAACGGAATTGGTTGGTTTGATGGAGTGAATATATTTTTGAATATTAAATATAACATTATCGATAATAGCATTTTCAAAATCGCTGGTAGAAAGATTGGGAGATTCCTTTTCAATAATACGAACAGCATCATAGATGATGGAATTACAATCCATAAATAAATTATTTAACACAACAGAATCATTATTGATAAAATGTTGTAAATTTCGTATAATATTAGGGTAATTTTTAATAATATACGAAAAGTAACTAGGGATTCCCATAATAATAAATTTGCTAAATATATATGTATTATTATTTTTAAATCATTTGTGATAAATATATTATCATAATGCAAAGAGTTTATATATTATAACATAAAAACATACAAAGGATAATAATATTAATATTTTACAAGTAAAAATTGTGTTAACGCAATCATCTTATAGAGATGATGTTTTTAGACATTGGGGGTACTATATTACGCTACAGTTTAACGTAAGTAAATAGAATAATTTAATTTTTTTTAAATAAAATTATATTTTATATGATGAGTAGGAAAAAGAATATTGACAATACCAATTCATTAAAATTAAAAAATACGATAACAGACAATGATGTAAATGATTTGAAATCATTTATCATAGATAAAAACAAATATATACAGGAAATTGTCCGAAATACGATAATTTCTATAAAAAGAAACAAATATTATGAGATATTTAGCAATACTGATATAGCATTATCTACAAATGTTCTCAATGAATTATACGAAAAAACGAGGGAAATAATAACAAATTGTAATGATAATAAAGTAGATAATAATGTCAATATTGAATTATTACAGAAAGTGATAGATAAGTTATCGTTAATAATATGTGGTTTTGGAACCAATAATATAGATGACTTATTATTTATAAGTTTTGGTTCTCAATATGTGAATATAAAAGTAGAAAATCTATATATAAAAGATAAATATGATTTGATACGTAAATATATACAGCCTATTGGATATAAGATAATCCATTGGAAAAATAAGTCATATAAGCAGGAGTTTACATTATGTTCAAATAAAACAAGTGACCAAACATTTCAGATAGATTCAGCAAATATGTTTGAATGTTTTGATGTAGAGTCGAATGTGCGTTTTTTTCACCAAAAGATATATGGAATAAGAGTAGTAATACAGAATGAAAAATTAGGAAAAACATTAGTAATAAACGGCATAGTAGACGATATACAATTAGAATGTTTTAATAATAAATACATAGATAAGAGAAGGGAAGAATTATTGGCCAATATAACTACACTACCTACAAATGAGCAAGAATTAATGAAAAGGATCATAGATACGTTGACGTTTAAAGACATATTAGTATATGGTAATGATGATATTTATAAGCGATTGTTCTCGATTATAACCGAAGTGAATATGATAAAAAACAATAAATTAGATATAACCATCAAGCGATTTTTAGAAATGGACATATGTTGTCAACGAAATTTATTAGTAAATCTGTTGATATATAATAATGACGATGAGATACAATATATAACATATTTATTATATGATTTAATATCTGTAAATTCGAATGATAATATAGACACAAGTGAACAAAATATGATATATAATAGTTTACCATATAAGATAAAATCGTATTTTAAAGATGCGATAAAATATACAATGAAATATACTCATGATATGATGCAAAAATATGATATAAATAGAATAACATTAGAACAGCAAATATATTTAATGAAAGCAAATGATAATGTAAAGGAGAAGGCAATGATAAAGTTAAAAGAAATAAAAGGGAAATCGGATGAGTCGGGTGCTAAGGCAAAGCAATATTTGGAGGGTCTTACCAAGATACCATTTGGAATATATAAAGAAGAGCCAATATTGAAGAGAGTGAAAGATATGAATGTCCAATTTTTCAAGATATTATAAAATTACCAAGAATTTTTCGGAAATACGTATATTATAGAGAAAAAAGAAAAATATACAAATATAGAGATATTAAAATTTATAATAACTGCAAAAAACCAAATATTTGAAAATGTTCTCAATTATATAAAAGATAATATAAAATCACAAACAACAAAACAGATAACAACTATCATGCAATATATAAATAATATAATAAAGCAAGAAAAAGATAAACAAATGATATTGACAAAGCAAACCAAAAACAATCAAATCAATGATATAATGAAGTATATGAATGATAACTATAAAACAAATAGTAAAATGTTATTAGATATATATGATTTAATCAGAATAAGTTCTCCATATTCATTATCGAAAACAATAACAGAAATGAATTTATTACATACAAATGTGAATAATATTGAAGTAGATATGAATAAAATAACCGATACCTTGGATGAATCCATATATAGTCATAAATATGCCAAGAACCAAATATTAAAAATAATAGGACAATGGATGAATGGAGAACAAACGGGATATAGTTTTGGATTTGAAGGTTCTCCCGGAATTGGAAAAACTTCATTAGCGAAAAAAGGGTTATCGGGATGTTTAAAAGATGAGAATGGAGTATCGAGACCGTTTAATTTTATAGCATTAGGAGGTTCTTGTAATGGTTCTACGTTAGATGGTCATGGTTATACATATGTAAATTCGACGTGGGGGCGAATAGTGGATATATTAATAGAGTCGAAATGTATGAATCCAATAATATATATAGATGAATTGGATAAGGTGAGTAAGACGGAGAATGGAAAAGAGATAATCGGTATATTAACACATTTGATAGACAGTACACAGAATGATACATTTCAAGATAAATATTTTAGTGGTATAAACATAGATTTATCGAAGGTATTATTTATATTTTCGTATAATGACCCAGAGCAAATAGATAGAATATTATTGGATAGAATACATAGAATAAAATTCGATAATTTATCATTGAATGATAAGATAGTGATAGTACGAAAATATATAATCCATGAAATCAATAAGAATATGGGATTTCAGAACATAATAGAATTATCGGATGAAATTATCGAATATATAATAGATAATTATACGATAGAGCCTGGAGTGAGAAAATTAAAAGAGATATTATTTGATTTATATGGAGAAGTAAATCTCGAATTATTAAAATGTACAGATAAAGATATCATAAACATACCAATAATAATAACGAAGGAATTATTGGAAAATAAGTATTTGAATAAATATCATAAAATAGAAGAAAAAAAGATACACGAGAAGGCGGAAGTCGGAATTATAAATGGATTATGGGCGAATGCATTAGGAAGAGGAGGTATAATACCAATACAAACGATGTTTTTCCCATCGACAACGTTTTTAGATTTAAAATTAACAGGATTACAAGGGGATGTGATGAAAGAGAGTATGAATGTAGCCAAGACATTAGCTTGGAATTTGACGAGTTTGGAACGCAAAAAGGTATTGATAAAAGATTTCGAAGAGACAAAATGTCAGGGATTACATATACATTGTCCAGAGGGAGCAGTTTCGAAAGACGGCCCATCAGCAGGAACGGCAATTACAGTAGCAATATATAGTTTATTGAATAATAGACCAATAAAAAATAATATAGCGATAACCGGTGAAATAAATTTACAGGGAGAAGTAACGGCAATCGGTGGTTTAGATATAAAAATCATAGGAGGAATAAAGGCTGGAGTAAAAACATTTTTATATCCAGAAAAGAATAATAGGGATTTCGTAGAATTTATGAAAAAATATGAAAATAAATCATTCATAGAGAATATAGAGTTCAAAGAAATAAAACATATAAATGATGTATTTGAGTTAGTTCTCGAATAAAATATATTTATATAATATAAGTTTTAGTAAAATGGAATTAAATATAATAACGTTCGGATATTTATTTTTTCGTTTAGCTCCGTTTATATTGGTGTGTTTTTTTACACTAGCATCATTTTTTAATCAAGATTTCAAAGGTTTAATATATTTAATAGGATTAATATTTGCGTGTTTTTCAGCTATGATGATAGGCAATTCATTATCGATTGACCCACCTGATAATACAAATGAACTTTGCAATCTAATAACAATAGGAGATACACCAGCTTACTCAAAATTACCATTAGGTCAGTGTATATTTGGATATACATTTGCGTATTTGATGTTTATAATATTAAAGCATAGATTACTATTACAAAATCTACCAACTGTTATATTTTTTCCATTTATAATGAGCATAGATATACTATGGAATATGTCAAACAATTGTTACAAATTATCACAGTTATTAATATCATTAATCATAGGTGGTTTATTTGGTTTATTATGGGCATATGTTATAAATAAAACAAAAATGACTAATTTACAATACTTCAATCAAATATCAGGAAAACAAGCTTGTACTAGACCGAGTAAAAGTACATTCAAATGTAATGTATATAAAAATGGTAAATTAATATCCGGCACTACCACTGCATAAAATAATTTATATTTCGATAAATTATTTTACATATTAAAATATTTCAAATTGGTACTGAACCAGCTCATTAATAACCCAGATAAACGTTGTCTATATAAATCATCAGCAATCATACGAATACTTTTGTGTTTATCTCGAAAATGCAGAATAAAATTATTAATAATATTTAACGTAACTGCCTTAGAATATTTATCATCCAACTCAGCAAAATTAAATGTAGGAAACCCTTTTTTTTCATTTACAATATTATGAAAATTAAACAACAATATTTTTAAATCTTCTTTAGTTTGAATTGTATTAAAATTTATACCATTTAAATATTGCGTAGCGTGAGATGCACACATAGGACAAGGTAAATTTTTACAAATAGAATAAATATTATTTAATAATTCTGTTTTAATAACAGAGAAATATTCGGATTTTACCTTTTCTGCTAATGTATGAAATAAAAACCAAGTAGGTTCTCCCCATTTCATTTTTTTTTCGTTAGAGGGTTTATTGCTATTACTATTAATCAAAACAATATTATCAATGGGTATATCCCTACTAGGTTGATTTGCCTGAATAGGACGAATAGGTTGAATATTACGTTTTTGAATTACACTAAGATTTATATTATTTTGAATATTCCTATTTTGATTTTCTGATGAATAAATATCGTTTATGTGACCTTTTCTAATAGAAGTAAATTTTAATTGGTTCATTCGTATATATATATATTCAATAGTATAAAAAATAATAAAATAATCCTAAATGGCTATAATAATTATATAGAATAACATAAAAATATAAATATATTATAAATTATTATAGAATGGAAACGAAAGAACAATTAAAGAATTCGATTAAAGAATGGGTAAAAATAGATAATGAGATTCGAACACTAAATGAAGAATTAGCGAAAAGGAAAAAAGAGAAGAAGGAAAGGTCATCTGAATTAATGAATATAATGAAAAAAAATGAGATTGATTGTTTTGATATAAAGAATGGTCAAATAATGTATTCTAAAAAAAATATCAAGAAACCAATCACTAAAAAAATGTTAATGGATGTACTATCTAAATATTATCAAGGTGATGTAACAAAAGCTACTGATGTTAATAACTTCATCCTGGATAACCGAGAAGAAGTTGTTAAAGAAACTATTATTCATAAAATATCAAAAGAATAATCTATCTAATCACTTATCTAACATAAACCGAATTCAGGTATAGTATATTTTTCATTTATTTTTTCATATTTAGCAATTATTTGGGGGTTTTCTTTTCCCTCCATTACATCTTCTGTTTTATATACATTTCCTACATTATCAATATAATAGACGATACCAAATATGTCTTCTGCAAATACTTCTACTTTTTGCGTAAAATGGTTATTTTTTTCATCAGCTAATACCATTCCATTAGGAGTGCCTTTAGAATGAGTTCCACAGAATTCACATCCTTCTTTACGGCGTCGTGTGCATTGTTCCCCGTTTGCACGTTTTGCGTTACATCTATTCGAACAAGGTATAGAATTCTTAATACGCTTACGTTTATTTAAATCATCTTTCGAAATACTAAAACGTTCATATTCATAGACAAATTCTATTAATTCATTCATTTTTTTATTATCAAAGGCTAGGTCTGATATTTTTTTTCGAACATCATCTTTAAAACTAGTGATGTAGGATTCAAATTTCTTATTAATACGTTTTTCCATTTTAATATATTTCCGCGGAAAGGGAGTAAGCAGGAACTATTGAAAAAGGGAGTAAGAAGGAACTATTAATTTATATAACGAGAAATCTTTAATTCAATTTTTTATAATTATTATGAAAATAAATATAAAGAAAAAAACAATTATCGAAATTTTAATCAATCCATTCATCCGGGATATGTTTTGTTCCGCCATCATAAAATACGGCATATTTTTGTTGTATCATCCATTCATTCACAAACAAATCGCCCACGTAAACATCGGCCAATATTCTACCATATTTTTCAGTAGAAACATTTTTCAAAGTAACCACTTTATTCATTATCAAGTTACTTAATGCGTCGCGGGCTTTCTTTGCTAATTCCTTTTCTGTTTTTGATTTTCCTTTTATTTCGGGTGTATCTATTCCATTCATTCTCACTGAAAAACGATAAATAGGTTCAATCATATTCGGTAATGTAGCAGCTAATGTAAAAGTATCACCATCATATACTTTTATTACTTTTCCGGTACTGATTGGAGGTACAAATGGTACAGTATTGCTATATGTGATGAGGTCTAAATGCTCCATATTCATATGTAAAGATTTTATTGTATCCAATGTAATATAATTATTATCATCATTTTTAGTATCTATTTGTGCGGCTGATGTATCGTGATAACACAAAAATATATTTATGAATCTTCTTATATAGTTCATAGTTAGTAAAATCCAATTGTGTCTCTATTACAAATCAATTTTCTATTATAGAATAAATATAAAGGTTTCTTTACATAATATAATAGATAATGTATGATTCAATAAACGATAAAATAATTATAGAAGAAGAAAAACCAGAAAAACCCAATTTGTTATTGAATATATTCAAAACATTTACAGGGATTATGTCGATTTTATCAATTATGTCATTTATAGCTATATGTAGTCGAAAATATAAAACTGGAAATTCGTCTAATACATCAATGTTTATAAGCACTCTTAATTCTAATAATATTGAAGCCACTACAACAGATTACATAATAGAAGTTTTAGCAGAAGACCCTACATATGGTATTATAAAAGCAATAGATGATTTACCTTGGGATATGGTGATTGAACCATATAAAAAACAAACTATATCCATCAATTCTTTTACGATATCAGATAAACTCGTTGATTTATCGAGTTATATGGTTTCTTGGAATATAAACAATGAATATTATTATGGTGACCAACAACCAATTACCATAAATACCACGGGTGTATATGATGGAACAATATATATATCATCAAAAACGTCAGTATCTTCGATTTATACATATGATTTTAAAGTGGCGGTGAAATACGTTCGTCGTGAAATCCGTACATTATCAGATGAAGACCGTGAAACATATTTTTCTGCATTAGAATTATTATATTCATTGAGCGAAAGTGAAGGACAAGAAAAATACGGCTCTAAATTCCATACCGCCGAATATTTTTCATATAAACATTTAACGGGTGCAGGAACAACGGATTGTGACCATTGGCACGATGGTGCCGGTATCATTACTCATCATATGGCTTTTACCTTAGAATTTGAACAAAGCTTACAATCGATTCATCCAGCCATAGCCAATCCATATTGGGAATATGGTATGGATACATATTTATATGATTCGTGGTCTGAATCGCCAATATTTGATGCCGATTGGTTTGGGTTGTCGAGTCCAATCAATACTGAACATAAAATCGATGATGGTGGTAGATGGGATGGATTATTAGTACCAGATGGTGATGATTATATGGAATGGAGTATAACAGAAACTGGTTCATTAAATCCTTACGTAAATGGTTTTGGTCATATGCGTAGTCCTTGGAATAATAATCCTTTTCAAGAATTAGGGCGTCATAACAAAACATATTCAATGACACAATACGATACAATGCCTACGTGTTCTACATTACAATCATGTTTTAAAAGTACATCATTAGCGGATATAAATGATTGTTCGAATGGTGAAACACACGGACCAGTTCATATATTAATAGGTGGTGCGTGGGGTGATGGAAATTTATTTAACGATGAAGATGTAACGATGGTACAAAAACCCGATAAATTATTATTTTTCAAAGTATTATGGCGAATGGGATACACTCGTTGTCCCGATGCTTGTTCATACGGTACCCCTTGTAAGTGTGCTATTCCACAACAATATATAGATGAATATGGTGCCGAGTCTATTTTGAAAACGACTAATGTATATTATGCACTAGAATCTCACTTAAAAGATGCTGATGATGAGTTGTTTTTAAAAGTATTACGTGCAATTGAAGACCCAGGAATAGCGGGTGAGATGTTTTCCTCGGCTGCTGCATATGACCCTACATTTTGGCCATTACACGGACAAATCGAACGAATAATAGGTGCAAAAAGAATAATGATATCACAAGGAAGTATTACCGATTTTGATGAAACGTGGGCATATACTGAATATAATAAAGCATCGGGTGCCGCCTATTTGAACGGAGTATGTGATTGGTCGAAAGTGGCGGGGTCAGGTGATTTGACATTACCCACTTGTACATTGGATGTTATATGCGATGGGCATAATGAAGATGATGTCTTGGAATTCTCGAATTTTTTGAATATGAATGAAGAATATACCAATATTGAATTTTATGATTTTATACATCCTTGGTCAGAAGATTTACCATATACCTATGATACGTGGGATTTTGATTATTGTTCAGAGCAAGGATATCCATTTACATCGTCAAGTAATACGAACACTATGCCAAGTAATAACTTATTACCTCCAGGTGGTATTCCAGGAAAATAAAATATATTTTTATCTATTACAAATTTCGTTCAGCGATGACATATCCATTTCGAATTTTTTCTTGTTTTACAATTTTCCAATTTGGGTCTGCTAATAATTCCTGTACAATAAACTTACATTTATCACATTCAGTATCATCCAACATAAGTACTTTACATTTATTTTTTAGTATTTGGAATTCGTGATAGGTAGTAAATTCACCTCCATCTAATAATATAACATCAAACATAGAAGGTAGTTCAGTTCTATCTAAAAATAGCTTACACATTTCCATATTTACCATATCGACATCGTGCCAATGTTTATAAGTCGGGTCGAACTTACATTGTGGAAATATATCAAAAAAATCATCGGGTTCTTTATTCCAAATGACTTCATTTAATATATGCATTTGTTTATTATTTTTATATAATTTAGTAGCATCGTCACATTTATCTGTATTACATTCAAGACTATAAAAAATATAATCATCGTTTCGTGCGGAAAAGCCATTTACAAAAGCTTTGGTAGAACCGAGTCCATTCCAAGTGCCGACTTCTAAAAATGTTTTATAATTATGGTTTGATGCATATTTTTCAATTTCACTAAAAAAACTATCATTACATATTTGGCCGACATTATCATTTGTCAAATTATCATAATGGTTTTTATCATTATAATCCCACATATTTTATATATTATAGAATATATGGTTCTGTTTATGTTATATTATATACTAATTATTTTTTTTGAATAAATACCTGGGTAGCTCTTTCGCCTAAAACATTTATTTTTTTATGATAACCTGACAAAAATCCATCAATACCTCTTTGTGTCAAATCGGGGCCTCCCCAACCATAATCATCAAATATCATTATTCCTCCTTTCTTTAACTTTCTAAAGCCTAATACAGCATCTTCTAATACATATTCTGGTTCATGATTACCGTCGATATAAATAATATCAAACATTTCATCTTTAAATTTTGGTATTTCGTAGTTGGAAAACCCTCTATTTATTATAATTTTATCTTCTACCCCAGAATTTTTTACATTATACATAAATGTATTAAATATGTTTGATTGTTGATTTTTATATTCAGAATATTCAGCATAATCTTCCCAAGGGTCTATGCAATATAACTTACTATCATTATGAAGACAATAAGAATTCGCAACTGATAATAAATTTGCTCCAAAAAAACTTCCTATTTCTAAATAGTTTATTGGTTTATTTTTGTATTTATTCATATCTACGTGAAAATACCAATTATCTGCTAATCTATATTGAATACCTTTGAAATTTGATAACATATATATATATATACAGGGTTGTCATATAAATTATAGATTTCAAACGTAAAAAAATATCAACATAAACCATTAAAACAATTCATAAATACGTTTAAATATTTCCGACGCATCGATACAGACTAATCGTAAATGTTGTTTTACCATATTTTTATCATTGGCCGATAAATAAGCTACTCGAATCACGCTATCTGTATTATGTGGATGAAATTTCTTAAATCCACAGAATGAGAATACTTTATCGGTTACATAATATTTTTCATATAATAAATATTCCAATACTTTACCAATGGTATAATCTTCATTTTCCAAGATAATATCAAAACAATAATCCATAGTAGTTTCGCTATAATTGATGGGAATCGTATCGGAATCAACTGCTTTTATGAGTTCGATAAGTTTATTTTGAATGATAATACAAGATTTTTTAACAATTTCAATATTATCATAGATACCAATCGTTTGAATAACAAAATCAAAACTATCTGGGATAAAATGGCGTTGTGCATCTAATAAATAGAAATTTTTCTTTTGGAATTCGATTTCCTCCTTGGTCATTTTTTCAGTAAGTAATTTTTGTTCGTATTGTTCCCAAAATTCACTGATTTTCAAAGGGTCTAATGTATTACCATACGAACATTTGGAGACTACATTATACATACTATTATCTTTTGCAGTTCCTACTGAAAATTCCGCAGTTAATTTAATATGTTCTCCCGGTATAGTAGAACTTATTTTAGGTCGTAGTCTAGCGAAATCAATAAACGAATTGGTTTTTTGACAAGGTGGAAAGATTTTTCGTGTTTCTTCAATCGTTAAATAGTTATCATTATTTTTATTACGGATTTTGAAATCTTCAGTCGTAACATAAATTGTATGGTTACCATTATTTTCTACATCAACTTCTAAAATATATTTATCGGGTAATAAATCTAGTTCTTTTATATGAATTGGAATGCAACTTATGCGTTGTTTAAGAATTTCATTATGTAGCCTTGTATTGTTTATTATCATATTACATTGATTATCTAGATAGTTATCGGTTTTAATTACATTAATAGGAATATCAGATAAAATGGTTCTACGAATAGCATTTGCTAAACTAACATTCATACCAGATAATGTAAATTTATATACATCGCCTTCTTCAGAAATATTCGAAATATTTGGATTCATTATATAAAATATGTAAGGATTGTTTTATATATTTTATTAGAGAATATTAGATTCAATTTTTCAAACATAATTTATTCATTGGGTAAAACATATCGATTAAAAAATCGTGTTCTCTCCGCGGGCATTAATAGACCCCATAAAAATTTGATTTTACATTGAGGATTTAATATCAACCGGCGATGAAAATCAAAAAATACGAATTGTTTTATTTCCAATGTCGTCATATCCTTCATAGAAAAATGTCGTTTCAAAATGGTTTCATATCTGGGTTCGATATCATAAACGGGTGCGATATTATTATTACAAAATCGAATCAAATCATTCAATAATATCATTTCGTTCGATTCAAACATATAATAATTATGTATCAAATCAAGATCCGAAGAATAACTACGAATATCTTGTAATAGTGTCTTCGGTTGTATTTCATAAGTATAAGGTATAATGTGATTTATCACTATATCAAGAGGTAATAATTGTAATAATGTATGATTTATATGATACATTCGTTATAAAGAATGTATAATATAAATTTTATGAAATTATTAATACACCAATCAGTAAAAAAAATATAATTAATGGTAATAAAACTAAAAACCAAGAAACTCCTGAATATCCTGCACTACAAATTAAATTTAAAACCCAAGTCCAAAATAGGATGTACATTAATTTAATAATAAATACCATTATGGTACTAGAAACACCACAGCTATAATATCCTACGCAATATCTATCCGTATTGCCAACATTTTGAATAGCAATTACAAACAATGCTATCATAGATACCACTAAATACACATATGATGGTGTACATAAGTTTTTTAATCCAACCATCGCCATATTGATATATAAATATATAGATATTTATTCAGCGTGCATCCTAAATAATTATACCATAGGAAGACTATGTATATTATTTCCCCCAACATCACTTGATAACGGTATAGATGGGTCAATGCCTGACGTTAATGCTGCACCACTTAATGCACCACTCGCTATATATGCTCCATCTACTGTTCCAAATGCTAAACTACTATTCCCTCCTAAACCACCTTTCATTATAATTCGTCTTCTATTTTTTTTACTTTTACTTTTTAAGGACTTAACAATTGACATTTTTTTAATAGAATAACCTCCTTTTTGACTTGCGTTACAAAGGCATCCACCCTTTGTGCTTTTTCTTTTTTTATATCTTCTGGTATTTTTTGATGGTTTTGGCATTATATATATTATGTCGATAAAAAATAGATATAATATTTTTATTTACGTAACCAATTTATTCAATGTCTACGTGAGTTAATATGTGTCTTCTACAGCATACATTTTTTAAACCTAAATCATCTAATACAATTCCTTCTGGTGTTTTTTCCACATTTTCTTTAGTTAAATAAACTACTTTATCTACTTTCATACCTTGTGCAATTTTTATACGACGCACTTCATTTAAGAAAAATCTATATTTATCCGCCAAAACATTTCCACAAGTAAAACATTTAACAGGAATAATCATTTTAGTTAGATAGTGTATTATAATATTATTACTTTATATTTTTATATAATTAAATTCAATTTTTTCCTGATAAAATATAATTATAATACAAATAATGGACATTCCAGATATTCAACTAAATAACAAAAATATAGTTTTAATAATTTTATCTGTTGCACTATTAACTTTATTGTTTATAATATACCGTATATCATCTAGAGTAGATGAAGGTCTTACTAAAGCTAGTTCAAATACAAATAAAATATCCTCTCCTCCCGCTGCTACGCTATCATTAGCCTCATCGAATATACAAAAAGCTGCGGACAGTAAAACGACATATAATAAAGATAATCTAGATGTAACATTTCATGATTCTATTGATAATATTATCGCCACTGTAAATGGACCTACTCTACAAACCTATGATAAAACCATTATCAATCAAGACGGTCAATCTGTAAATATAACATTGTCTGAAACGCTCGGTAATGAATTATATTCCGAACCTGGAACATATAAATACGGACTACCATCGTATATACCCTCGTATGAAGACAGTATTTTCCTGAGTAAAACTTATAATAAATTTGCGACATATGATAATGCTCATACTGATAGACTCGTCAATAGTCAAACTAACGCATAAAATTGATTTATATAATTACAACGAGTTTACATCATCTTACTAAAAATGATGCAAATAGAAGTGACATTTGATATTATTACTCAAGCTCAAATGGGGCAAACCATTGATTATTATAATAAACATAAACCATCCGATTGGAATGAAATAGAAAAAATGATGTAGCCGAAGGAGGATTTTGTATTCCACTAAAACCGGAACAGATAAAATCTGGTGCACGTGATATCAATGATAAAATAAAACAGGTTCGGTGGAATCGAAAGAAACTAGTGAATTGGAAACACTATAAATCATTGGAAGGTACCGAAACACAACTTTTATATCAGGCATTATGTAATGTATTTGGCGATGAATATGTAAAATTATCAGTATAATCATACCAACGTATAACCTTTGGTGGTCTTCTTTTTTTGTTTTGGAGCTACATCTGTATTCATTTCATTAGCCGAATGCAATTTATTATGACAACTTTCACAAACCGTCAATAAATTGGCTTTATGGTTTTTATGAAACGTTCCAATAAATCCATCTTCATCGGCATCTTTTTGTTGTTGTAAATGATGTACTTCTTCACCTAGATGTTCTTTACACATTTCACAAAACCCTCGTATTTTTTCGGCATTGTATCTACTCGTATTTTGTGTAAGTTCTCCCTTTGTTTCCGGATAATACTTATTTCGAATCGCATAAGCCTTATCTAAAAACTCATCCGTCAAATATAAAGATTTACATACTTCTAACCCATACGTTCTCGTTCCTGCTCCTTTTTTTAATTTTCTATCATAGACCAAACAATCTTTTTCTCTATCATATATTACGGACATATGATTCAATGATAATCGATTCAAATTTTTCACTTCATCATAATGAATAATTTCGTGGAAATGCGTTGCAAATATAAAAGACGCCTGTTTTTCGTGTAATTCCATTAAACCGGCGACAAAAATACTCAAAGCCGATTCTGTTTCGGTTCCTGAGCATAATTCATCCCCTAATATGAGACTATTTTCATCCGCCATTTTCAAAATAATACGTAATTCGGACATTTCTACCGCAAACGTGGAAAGTCCTTTGAAGATATTATCATTACCAAGTATTCGTGAATAAATTGAATGATAAGGTTTATATAAAAATCGAGAACAAGGTACAAACATTCCGGATTGAGCCATAATAATACATATACCTAATGCTCGGATTAAACTCGTTTTGCCGACTGCATTTGTACCATATAATAAAATTCCGTCTTTCGAAATATTTTCCATATTTTGAGAACCTATATATAAATCATTTGTTACATAAATCTCATTTTGTTGTATATGTTCTATTAAACAATGACGTAGCTCAACTGCATTGACAAATGATTTGGAAGAACCATTATCGACGATTTCTGGTTTACAATATTTATACATTTTCGCGACATATGCCTTACATTGTAAAACATCAATCTTTGCTACATAATTCGCCAAGTTCTCCAAATTGGAGAACCAATCTTTTTCTAATTTATCTAATATTTCAAAATATGTTTCGGAAATAATGGTATTTATTTTATCTTTTGCTGTCAATAGCTGTTTACATATTTTATCTAATTCGGGTATTTCGATTTCATCACACGAATTTGTAGTCGAAACAAATTTTATATCTTTCAAATTCATTTCGAAATTAGGATTCGTCAATACAATTTTAGACATATTATCACCAGGCGAATCAAACATTTTTTTTATGATTTGTTTAAACGCATTTGCACGGGTTTTAGTTATTTGTAATGATAATCCGGATTTCTCAGTTTCGTGTATTTTTACATATTCCGTATCTGCATTATTACTGCTACTAAATTTCATAATAATATTTAATCTATTTTTGACTTCCGTGAATATTTTCATTTTATTATTATGTTCATTTATGATTTCATCTAATCTATTTGAAACTCCTGTTTGTATTATATTTTCATCAAATGAATTCACCGAGTTAATATTCTTACAGTTCTCAATGAATAACATTTTTTCCAAGAATTGTATAAGTTGTAAACAAATATTATTTATGAATTCGAATTGGTTATCTTTATTACCAACTATTTCGTTACATAGATAATTACATATATCCTTGTTCTCAAATAAACACATATTTAATTGTTGTATAATTCGAATACTATTATGCAAATGGTATAAAGTGGATGGATATACTTTTTTTATAACTAATTGGCGGCATACTTTTTCAATATCACGTATTTGACTTACTAGTTTTCGAAATAAATCGATATAATGAATGTTCTCTGGTAGAAGCATATTTTCTATGATAGAATATTCTGAAGTAAGCCACTCAATATTTGTAGTAGGATTTAATAATTGTGATTGAAACTTACGCCGTCCCATTGGAGAACAACATTTATTCAAAAAAGAGAGAACAGAAGATAAATTTCCGCTTTTCTTGGAATCGATATTATTATCATCTATAATGTTCAATTGTTTTAATGTATGATTCGCGAGAACCATTCTATCACTTGTATTATTAAATTGAGGTATAGAAATATTACGTACTAGATTCGAATTATGTTCTTGAATAAAATTTAATAAAAAACAAAACGCCTGAGTAGCAATTGTATGATGTTGAAACTCTTTACAAATATTATAGGTTTCTTCACCATAATATACCGATAAAATATGATTTATATATTTTTGTTTACTACAATTGAGAACTTTTTCGGTTTTATTAATACCAGTGTCGAACCTATGAATACTATTTGTTTTCACACCAGCATATTGTAAAATATTTTGATTTATCTTTTCGTCATAGGGAGATAATAATATGATTTCACTGGGTGAAAAAACCGATACATATCGTTCTAATTCGTCAAATGTGGTAGGGTTCATAATCATTGGCGTTTGATGTTCAAATATAGATGATTTCCCAGTAAAAATATTTACAGTAGCTACACCATAAATAATAGTTTCGCGCGTTTTTGATAATTTAGGATGAGAACTTTTCTCCATGGGTTTAAAACTATCAATCCATATACACATAATATTATTCGTTATTTGTTGTGAAGTATCGGTATCATATGAAATATATGTGCCTGCTGAATATACCCCATAAAAAACGCGACTTACTGTTTTACCTTCTTTTTCTTGTACATAAACCGCTGCGGTATAACAATTATCCGTAAGTTTTTGTAAATATTTATCGAGAGTGTAATCGCGAAATCCAGCCATAACTACTTGTTGTTCTCGAAATGTTATCTTTTTTTCAGAAATATTCAATTGACATATCTGAGAAAACTCTTCTATTTGTGATTCGGTAATATTACCAGTTTCAATATGTTTTAAACCATATACTTCAAAGAAAGCACCTACTTGTAAGAGAACAATTGTTTTTTCACCATATTTCTGTTGATATTCCTTTGTAAGGTGTATATATTCATTCATAATATTCGGAGGAGCTTCTGGTTTCTTATTCATTTTTATAATGGTTATATAGAAGTTCTCAAATGTTTATATAATTTTCATAAATTTATTTATGACATTCTAGTTAGAAAATTGAGTTACTATGTAAGTTCGACTGAAGTTGAAAAGAAAATAATACAATAATATATTACAATGAAAATGATATTTAGAGATGAAGATTTATACACAGAACATAAAAAATACGAAGAAAAATATAACGATAATGGATATGGTTTTTATTGTGACTTAGAAAGCCAGGTAAATGATATTTATATGAAAGATAATAATATGTTCTATGAAAGAGAAATGAAATATAATCAAAAAATAGTAGAACAGCAAATCAAAAATGAGGTGATAAAACATTTCGAAAATAAATACAAAGAGTATGCAGACTATTGTATGTTTGGTTTGTTGGTATTCTCGTGTTCGATGTTACTTTTCTAATATCGATACAATTATTTATCATCATTGGCTCCATTCATAAAATTATAAAGCAAATAATCTGGATTATGATTTTGTACTTCACCACATAATAATATAGAACTCTCATACATTTTACGTAAAATATCATTGGGTGCAGTTGAACCTACTTTCAATAGCCCTCTTTTTATCAAATACTTTTTAATATCTTGTATGGGCACTTGTTTTAATAATTGTGATTTAGTTGATATGTTATTACGAATCGTTTTGTTCGATACCAATACAGAAATCTTTGGTAGCAGTTTTGATTTACCAATCTTATAAGTTCTCCGTATGGTTTTTTTCTGTTTTAATCGTTTCAATTGATTTTTATTCTTGATGAGTTGTAACTTCTCCATCGTTTGTTTCATCTCACTGATTCTCTGCATATTCTTATTTATGTTCTCTTCTACAATTTGATTCGGTGTTTTTATTTGGTTCATACTATCATTGGTGGATATATTTATTGGCGTACTTATAGGTGATTGTATCGGATTTATTATAGGATT